CATCGTGCCAGGCTTTAATCACCATGTCAGCAGTATTGCCCGTAGGTGACGCGCCGTAGAATTGCCAAGTGACTAGCTTGCCTTTTATGCCGTCGCCTACAAAGCTATTCATTGGCGCAGACTTGAGCAATGGCACATCGATTGCGATGATTGCCGCTGCTAGCTGCGGGTTGCTTGTCTCGCTTTTGATATGCGATAACGCATCACCCGTTTTACCAGTGAAGTTTTTCATTTCGTGTAAATTGTTAGGCGATTAAGCTGAAACGATTGTTGGTGAATACTTGGCAGTTAGATCGACTTTTTGATAATCCTCAGAAGTGTTGCTTCGGTTGATCGTTTGAATGATTGTCATGCCGGCTGTCATTGACCCGATGATGTGATCTGTTGGCACGGTAATAAGCGTTAAGCTTAATGCTAACGTACCCGCAAATGGTGAAGAACTAGGCAAAAATCCACTTAGAGAAATTTCTACTTTTTCATTATAATGTGATTCGCCCGTATCATCACCGCTGATGTTTTTCACCATCTTCACTTCGTCGCTGTATGCCCACGTTTGTGAGTCCAGCAAAAAGCCTGTTTGCTGTGCTGCGATTCCGAAAACTCCATTTGTTACACCTAAAAGCGTCGCCATGATACTTTTGGTTTTGTGTCAAAAATTAGGCGGTCTGGAATATGACCTCGCAATCGAATTTGCACTCTAACGCGTTGTCACTCCAATCAGGAACGCCGCCATTATGAGCAAAGTAATCCACTTGCAAGTTGGCGATGTTGTTATTGATCGCGCTGGCAAATTCATCGTTTAGCAAGCTTTCGATGTCGTTTGTAACGGCGTTGATTTGTGATACTGTCAGACTATCTCCGCTATGCGCCCGGAGCGTAATTTCAATGTTCGCCGAGTATGACCGCAAAGCCTTTGACATACGCTCGCACGTTGCCACCTTTACCGAAATATTAGGCAAATCAATCTCTAAAAACTTCTCCGCATCGTAGCTTGTGACGGTTGTGATTTCCGTGTTTAGAACTGTGACAATCCGCTCTTTTAGTGTTTGTATGTTCATTTTAGTTTTTTAAGTGCTGATCTTATCATTTTAATGCTGTCTCTGTAGCCCTTGTTCAATGCCGAGCTAACCTGTGTTTTATTGCTATTGTTGGAGCTATAAGCATAATCAACATTGTTTGTCAGATAAACGGTTGACGATAAACGCCCGTTGTTTTTGAAAAATGATGAACCTACAGACGAGTTGACGCGACGGCGAATCCATTTTGATATTCCTTTAATTTTCATCGCTGCGCCCTTTGCTGTTTTAAGTAGCGGCGATGAGATAGACTCACCCGCCGCAATCCACCCAGCTTTTGACGTTCCCGCTTTTTTAACTTGCTTTACCACAAGCGCATCAATCTCCGACTTTTCAAATAGTGGGCGTTTTGGCTGAAACTTGCCAGCCGATTTACCCCTAACTGTCCCTGACTTGTTTCTGTATTTTTTGTAAATGTCGTCAAGAGTTCCTGCCACTCCGTATTTAATTCCGTAACGTGCCGCTTTTCTGATTTGCTTTTCTATGTTTAATGCAAATTTATCACCCTTTGCTTGAGTGAGTCCCCAAGGTTGAATTTTTAAAGCAAGTTCCTTTGCGCACGATTGCCCCACGATGGCGACAACTTCACCGACTGCCACACCTGCGCGTGTTGCAAATGCTTTCATTTCCGCATCTAGTATGCGCCGTTGTTTCGGACTGATCGAGATTCTAATCATCGCGTTTCACTAGGATCGCTGAGGGTGAAATGGACTGCCACCGTGCCAACGTCCACACCGATAACTCGATACGCTACGCCGCCGACTGTGCATCGCTTGTTAAGGAGTGATTTAGGCGTTGTAACGTCTGCGGGTTGCGCTGTCACCGTGCCGTTTATTTGCGGCTCAAGTCCAATGTCAGCGTCGATAGTTTTGCCGATAATGTTTGATACCACGGAAAAGGTTTGCCCCTCGCAAATCATGGTATCAGTTCCCATTGTGGAATCTGATTCGTCGTTGTGTGTTAAAAGAAAGTCATCGACCAAGCTCATATACTATGCGCCAAGTCAAAAGCCAGACTCTGGAGCCGCTGTCAATCTTGCGTCATGGCGGTAAATGTGCAGGACTTTTGCGATGTGAAATCCGCTTGTGATTCTGCGTCGCGCTTGGCGGGACCATATAATATCCTCGCCATTGTTGCGCTCTCCAAATTGGCAAGTTTTTACCGCTGATTTTTTCCAAGCGCAAACGTGCCAAGGTGCGCGGAGCGTGATGCCGTTTGGCGTGAATCCCTGATCTGGATTGTTCAGCCCGAAAACTACTTTGGAATAATGCTCGTTGTAGAATGAATCTTGCTCAAATGTTATTACGTCAGCATCGACTTGTGCAGCTTTTAGGATTTCTTCGACATAATCATCCGATATGTCGTCATCGTCGTCACAAAATGCAATGTATTTTCCCTGCGCAATATCGACGAGCGTTTGCCGTTTTGCCCCGATTGATCTTTTACGATTGTCGCAAAGTGATAAATGCTCGACAGGCAAATCATCGACTTGCTTTTGTATCTTTTCGGTTAGCTCTAAGAGTTGCTTTTCTCTCCCTGGTATCGTCGGTGTCAGTATGCTTAGTTGTATTTTCATGTTTTTTAAATATTGAATTGTAGTTGTTGCGGTATGTCTCTTGATTTACTGGTCTTGGCGTGTCTCCTTTGCCGCCGTGTGATGCGTTGTAGCTCATTTTCTTTTCCAGTAATTGTTATGCGTTGCCAGTTCGTAACCGTTTGCTTGTGAATGTTCCTCGACCGCTTTTTGCACGTCTGCGCATGTCCAATCGTGGCCGCTAAATATGCCGCCTTTCTTGACCTTGCCAAACCATGCTTGCAAATCCTCTTTGACAGAATCGTAGTCGTGCGCTGCGTCGATGTAAATTGCGTCGATGCTGCTTTCGGCAAATAGCTCAGATGCCGCTACGCTGTTTGTTTCGTGAATGGTAATCATCGAATCGACTTTTGCGTCTCTGATGTTGGTGATAAATGTATTGGCAAATGATTCGCCGTTAAAATCAAAAACGTCAACGCAATGAATCTTTACGTTAGGCTTGCCGATGTCTTGTAGCCGCTGCGCAAGATAGATGATTGATTTTCCTAGCCATGTTCCCACTTCAACAAACGTATCACCGTCTCGTAGGGTTTTTGCGATATTATCGTAATGGTCGCGATAGTCTAGCCAGCCATGCACGTTCTCGCTAACAAAAGTTTTTTCGGTGAGTCTTTTTGTGATTCCTGCCCCCATCGCATAACGATAGTTTTCATTTGACCGAGCGTAGATTTCATCCATTTCAGCCTTGCCGAATACTGGATGTAAATGCTCAAAAATAATGTCTCGCGCTTCGATGGTCACGCCGTCTGCGTATGCTTGCTGTGTGAAATAATCATCTGAGTAAACGCTAAAATACTCTGGGTGAAACATGAAGCCTTGTTTTTGGTAACGCGCCCTAGTCATGATCGCCATGCAAAGCAATTCATTAGTTCTGCTGCCGTCACCGATAGCCAATACTTTTTCTTGTGACGTATCACCGATGGCATTAAGTAAAATATCATCCCAATGCATTGGAGGATTCCAATCATCGCTGAGTTGCAACAATACTTCGCCGCATGATTTTTGTGCCGCTGCGTTCCATGCCGCTACGCTTCCCGAGCTTCCATTTGTCAATGCGTGATTGTGAACTGATAAAAACATGCCATGCGGATCGTCTGCGTCGAGTCCGAAAATATGCTCGATAGCGTCTGGATTCTTTGCCTTGGTTAGCCATAGTCGCCGCGCATCAACCGCTTGTTTGCATCTGCCGCGAGTGGCGTGGATCAGTGAAATCTTTTTACCGTTACGAATGAAGTGGTTAGTTTCGATAGCGTCGGCTTCATCCATAAATCCGTTAGCTCGTAACGCCATGCCATGAAGTTGAATCCCTAAATATCCACTGTATTTCTGCCGCACATTCCATGCACCAGTTCCACCGCTAACGGCTTGCATTGCCGTTGTAATAGCTAGCGCGTCTTCGTTGCGGTTCAATCCAAGATAGCAAAGACAAAGCTCGCCGTATGCCTCCTTACGCGCAGGATCGACGGATAACGCCTGTAGGTTCATTTGCAAGCGGATTTCGATGTCGTTTGCCATTTGTCCCGCCGCGATGAATAGCTCGTATTTTTCAGCCTTGCCAAGTGCATCCGATTTGTCGGCAAGCATTTCGCAAATTAAGTTAGATGCCGCGCTGATTTGTCCTGTTGCCCGTAACGATTGGAACAAATGAAATTTGTGTGACGTTGTTGGTTCTGCGATGCTTTGCAATATGCGCAAATTGCGCTCGTCGTTGCGTTCGCGTGTTCCTTCTGGTCTGTGTAGAATCACCGCGCCGGCAACCTTGGCAATCTTCGGTTCGCTGACAAATTGCAAATACTCATGGATTGGCGATGTCCATTTTGCACGACCTTTGCGAATGATTCTTTCGCGCATGACCGTAACGCCATCTTCTGGAACGTGGTAAGCAATCTCGATGCCTTCAAAATCATCTGGCAATAAATCGCACGTTTCGCGGATTCGTTTGATCGACTCTGAATCAATTACATCGTCCGTATCTGCCCACATGATAAGCTCATGCGATGCCGCATCAAAAGCCATTTGCCGAGCCGCTGCGAAATCGTCAACGTGTGGCCATTCCACCATAGGAAATTTGCCGTAGCTCATTGACCCGTTTGCCGGGTGGCCTAGGTTATAGTATTCCCCTCCAAACTTCGCGCCGAGTGCTTCAGCTAGTTCTTTTGTCTTGTCTGCTTCTTGGTTTCCAATAGCCCTAACAAAAACAATTTCGTCAACTAGCGGTGAGAATGATTTGATAAATCTTTGAATGTAGTTTTCAACATTCCCGACAATAATACATAAACTCAGTTTTTCTTTTTTCATATTTTTTATATCTGTAAAATGTTTGCGCCGATGGCCTGTGACAGCCATCGACGCGCTATGAACAACACAAACAAATCAAGTTGTAGGAGTCGTGAACACTTTCAAAGCGTTCGTGACGGCGGTTGAGTAACCGTAAAGCATGTGCATGTTTGCAAAGTAAGTCCCCGATGCGCGGGAGTAGTGGCGAGTGTAGAGCGCAGATAAACCGCTTTCGTCGTCAACCATTTCCTCGATGGCAATGTAGTCTTCGGCTGGCAAGTATTGACCAAGCGAGCGAGAAGCAAAAGCAATCGCGTCTTGACCGCAAGCAAAGCCAGTGAGTGAAACACTGTTACCAGGTATGATGTCAGATCCGTAAACTTGCATTCCGAAAAGGCGACCAAGTGATCCTTCTTTGATCGCTTCGGTGTCGCCGCGATTGAAGTAGTTAACTAAGTTGGTATCGCCAAGCAATGCGCCTTCGATGACAGTATTGCCGATGAAGCTGTATTCACCTTTTGCGCCAGCTTGTTTAAGCTGCTTGCGAGCTTCGATAAGTTGGCTCTTGGTGTAGTTAGCTGATGCGGTCGTGATGACTGCAGATCCAAAGTTGGTCGTAGTGATTAAGCTCATGATGTCTTGCAGAACAGTAACGCCCATTGACTTGCCGAGTTGATACGCCCACTTGTCCCATCGTCCAGCGTTGCTAGATTCTGCGAGTTGTTGGTGAGTAAGGCTCACTGGAGTAATCTTACGCTTGTCGAGGGTAACAGTAACGGCGGTGATTAAACCTCCAGTTTGTTCCATGACGGTTGCTCCTTGCGTAAAGGTCGTGGTCGTTGCGTTGCCAAAGAGTGGCACAACAACGGCAGAGCCTTCTGATTTCACATCGCTTGAAATGTCAGTCGAGAATGCGCGGAGTGGCAAAAGCAGATCAACAAGTTGTTGGAATGCGGTTTGCGCGAATAGTGTATCATTAAATACTGTAGCCATAATTATTTAGTTAGTTGAAGTTGAATTTCTTTTTTGTGTTTTTTCACGTAAGCCGTTTTTTCGGCTGGTGAGAGATTTTTGATATGTTCCAAGTGGTTGGTCGGTGCTGGCTCATCCATCGAGACATTAAGCGGAGCGAGTCCAGCCTGTGCGGCGATTTCGATTGCACGGGCGTTTGCCGATGCTTCGACTTCGATTAGTTTTGCGTTAAGCGTTTCGATTTCAGCACCTTTGGCAATAACCGCATCTTTTTCAGCTTGTAGCTGTGTTTGCGCTTCTGTTAGTTGTGCGGTGATCGTTTCGTTAGACGCTTTAGCTTCTGCCAATTCAGTAACGGCATTTTGCAAATCACTTTCGCTAGTTGCAAGATTTGCACTTAGCTCGCTGATTTGATTTTCAGCATCAACAATGGCAGATTCCAAGCCGATAACTTTTTCGGTAAGTGCTGCGTCTGGTTTGAAACGATCTAAAATACTAGCCATATTCTTTGTTTTGGTGTCAAAAATTTCATCGGCAAATCCCATCTCGACGGCTTGCTTCGCGGTCATCCATGTTTCGCTTTTCATCAAATCGCGCATTTCTTTTTGCGTCTTACCTGTTTTTGTAGCGTAAATCGCGGCGATTTCATCACTGATTCCCTCTAGTAAATTCGCTGTTTGGCGCATCTTTTCTGCGTCGCCAGCCATTGCGGTTGATGCTTCGTGAATCATCATTCGCCCGTTAGCTGCGATTTCTACTTTATCCGCTGCCATTGCAATGACGCTTCCCATGCTTGCCGCTAACGTGTTGATGCGAGCCGTGACCGATACGCCGCGATTGCGAAGTTCCTGCATGGAATTAAACAAGCGATAGCCATCAAATACGCTGCCCCCGCCCGTGTGAATTTCAACGGTCAAAGTGTCGATTGCGTTTTCTGCGCAAGCTACGATTTCACCGATAGCAAAAGAATCCTCTACGCCTTTCATGCCGTATGTCTTGTCGATTTCCTCAATTACTTGGTCGATGCTGAATTTATCAACCTGATCGTTGAGCTTTACCTTTGCCGCTTTGTTTTCAATATGTAGATGGTTCATCTTCTGTTTATTCTGGTTGGTCGTTTGGTGTTTCTGGCACTTCTTTTTCTCCGCTCATTTCCGATGCGTCAACTTGTGGCATGTCGTTTGCGGTGAGCATTTTCATTTCTCGCGGGTCAATCGTAATTCCTAACCCGCTTTCGTTGACCGCTTTCATTTTAAGTTTTTCTTGCACTAAGTAGGAAATGCGCTCGTCCAAATGCTCATCTGGTGATTTGCCAAGGAATCCAAGAACGTCTTGAGGATTCAAGAAGCCAGCTTTCCACATTTCGATGAGTTCTTTCGATACCCGCCCGTCGTCAATCGTGATCTTTTTCGGATAGGTGAATTTCCATTTATACCATCCCTCCGCTTCTGGCAATCTTCCGAGTTTCACAAACTTGGCGACAACGTAGCCAATAATGCGGTTCGCTGCATATTCAAGTAAATCTTGCCTGTCCTCGACGGCTCGTTGTGCGCGTCCAAGATCTGCCCGTTCTGCCGTTCCTTGACCTGTAGCGTGCCAAACCATGGAATACGGCCAGTTGATTCCCGCAAGTGCTTTGCGATAGATGCGGTTCTGGAATGATTCCCACATGTCCCCAGGTCGATCGTTCTTGATTGTCTCAAGTTTGCCGCCGCTTTTGGCTGCAAAATACCTAACCGTCCCGCCTTGGTAGTTCTCGTTGATGATTCCCGTCTCTGTGCATGTTCCGTTACCGTTGATGACGTTTTGATTGTCATCTAGGTCTGGCAATCCTGTTTCGTTATGCTCGATAAGCGCAATGCTTGACAGCATCAACTGTGCGTAACGCTCCCATTCGTGGGATTGTAATGAGTCGCGTAAATCGTTCAATGCGTGGGTAAATGCTGGCAATCCTCGCCCTTGTTCTTGCCAAGATGGATCGAATACATGAACTATATTTTGCGCTTCTAGGTATTTTATCAGTTCTCCTTTGTCGTCGATAAAGCAATACGCCAATGGCGCACCGTTGCCGTAAATAATTCCATCGGTTAAAATCTTGCCGCGATACGTTCCCGTTTCTTGTTTTCCGTCATCGAATCCTTTTGGCGTTGCGATTCGATGCGATGGGATTTGCTGGATTCGTGGGTAGTCGTTTTCTGTTTTTGTTAGCAATATAAACGCTTCTCCGTCACGATCAATCGCGCAAGATGTCGAATAAAGATTAGTCTGAAATGTGTTTTGACCGCCGCGAACATCGCAAATTTTATACCATTCGTCGTTGATTAGTTCCTCCGCTTTGATTGCGAATTCACGGTCTTTCGATTTCGATTGCGCTTGCCATGACCTCCCCACGGAATACATGGCTTTTTGCTGGATTGCTCCGAGCAAGATGCCTTCGTTCAAATACAAACGCCGCGAATATGAAGAAAGCGTCATGCGGTCTCTCGCCGGCACAAGCTCACTGATGTCCTTCATCTGGACTGGCTGAAATGGTCGCGCAGATGAGCTTCTTACTGCCCCCTGTGCTGCCGTGTATGGATTTCCGTAGGTGTCAACGATCATAATTAAAACATGTTGCCGACTGTGCGACTGTTAGGTCTGATGCCGCGTTTAATTGCGTTGATTGCGCGATTCAAAACGACGATGCGGTCTGTCTCTGGCAGACTAACTAAAACCGTGTAGCTTATGCCATTTTTTTGGCTGGAAGTCAGCGTATTGCCGCCACCTTTTGACAACGTGCCATTTAATGCGGCTGTTCTCGCGTCGATTAGCGATTGCAATAGTGTAGGATCGTCCAACGATGCGTCATACCATGCTTTGATTAAGTCAGCCACTCCCATGCTTGGGGCGACATGTCAAAAATCATTCTTCCGTTTCGGATTCTGGTGTGCCGATTAAGCCAAATATTGAAGCAAGCACGATTTGCATGTTTTCACAATCGACGGCATGGTTGTCATTGTGTCTTTTAGTCCATCGCGCTGTTTTGCCCTCTCCACGCCTAACCTCTGCGTCGATTTGCCGCAAGTATTCACTGCCTACATCATCTGGTATTTGCCAATCAACGCCGCGCTGATTGCGCAGTTGAAAAAGTATGTCCTTGTGAGATGTATTTGAGAAATACGCCACCATCGTTTTCTTACCATCACTAGCCGTTACCGATTGATACGGCGAATAAGATTTGAAAATGGTTTTACCTTGTCGGTTACGATGTGGATATTGGTCGCGTTGGTCGCCGCGCAATGCAAGCCATCCGTATTGAGTGCAGCGTTTATAAACTTCATCTTTTTGATAACCGCAGTCAATTTGTGTTTTTCGGTTTTCTACCTTGTAGGTTTCTTGAATTACCTTGACTCGTTCCCATGTGTCAACTTTTGTGTAAAACAAAAGGCGCGAATTGCCACCAATGCCCCAAGCGCGGATCGCTACCCAAAAGTGATCTTGCTGCCTATCAATGGTCATGAACCTATGCGATTCATCCTCCCATGTTTCCCCGTTTGCGTAATCTCGCACCGAGTAACCGTGACCGGTTAGCTTTACCCGTTCGTCCTCTTGCTCATCGCTCCAAAATTCTGCTAGTCGTTTTTGAATGAATTGCTGTAGAAGTTTCAGATTCCCCCGCGCCACTTCGTCCATCGCATTGCATCGCTCGATAACTAGCCGCCACAATGGAAGCCGCCAGTTGCAAAGAGCGTTGTAATGGTATCCGTAGCTGTCTGGCATGCCCTCTTTAATTTGCACGTAACGCGCTGAGATTGCCAGTTCTCGCCGTAGTTGCGGTTTGTCTTGCAATCGGTAATCGCAATCGACGTTCGCGCATTTAATTTCTGCCGTTTGTGCCATTTTTACACGGTCAGTGATTGTCGTGTCATAAATAACGTTCTCCCATTTCCACGCTTGCTCATGTTGGCATTGTGGACACGTAAAGCAAAACTCGCGCATTGCGGTATTCTCGCATTTCTTGTGCCACTCAGTATTCACAAATCCACCTTGAGCCAATAGATAAAACTGCCGATTCCATCTGTCATGTAGTCGTCCCTCTGCTTCTCGTATCATTCCGTCTGGATAAATCCACGGCTCATCACACAGCACTCGACGCATCGACTTTGCCTGGAGTCCAGACAAGTTTGCACCTGTCATGAATAAAGCCATGTGAGGGAAAATGATAGCGTCTTTCCTCTTCTTGTGTCGATGTTTTCCAATCGGCAACAATCCCGCCGTTTCCTTGGTATTGAGTAGTGAGAAATCTAGCCGAGTCTCTACCCAGTCCTTAATATCGCTGTCGGTCTGCCCCACTAGCATTGTTGCCCCTGCATCCTCGCTGATTATGTAGCACATTGCCGCTTCCAACATCGTTGTTTTACCCGTGCCTACTGGAGCAAGCAAGCAAACTTCTTTCGCGCCGATGTCGGCAAATGCGTTTAGCGGTTCTACTAGCCAAGGCGCCGCATCTGCCTCGAAATATGGCGAAAGTCCTTCATATAGCGCGACCCTGCCATGCGCCCACTCACTTGGTTTCAGCCGCGCAGGAGGTCGGCACGATTGGCGAAATGCCGCAAAGAGTTGTGCGGTTTTAGTCATTAAGCCATCGTGATTTCAGCGTTATCGAACATATCTGATAGCGACATTATTTCGGATGGTAATTGTATTGCTATATCCTCAACGTCATCCCAACTTATGCCCTCAAAGCAATCTTCTATGATTTCTTCATGATAGCGTTCGTCTGCGTCATAAAACTTCCGATCAGCCCACTCTTTCGCTTCTTGTGGAGTTGCTTTGTATGATTGATCGTAATTCCATAATTCTAAAATGCGTTTTTTTTCTTTGTCAATAAATCTATCAAATGGTATAAAAAACCTTTGACCATTATCCATTTTTACAATGAATCCTTTTTGTTTTGTGTTGTTTGTATTCATATTTTTTAGTTGTCATCTTGCCATAGCTCTGTTGCGTTGCTGCTTAGTTCGGTGAGTAATTTGTCTGCCGCTTCTCCGATGCGCTTTGCCATTTCTGCGGGTGATCGACCCTCTAATACTGGCGGGAGATCCGCTTGCAGTCGCATGATGCCAGCACGGATAACGCTGCCAAGTTTGATGTATGCCGCCTTGACTTCTTCCATTGATATGTACGATTGATTCAATACCTCCAGCTTTTGAGCGGATAACAGCCCGTCAATCTGCGTTTTGATTCGTTTCGCGTCTTTGTCGTCTTGAGTCCGTAAAAGCTGGTCTTTTAAGAATGCAATGTCTGGAGTCTCTTCTAGCTGCGCCGCTGGCGTGTAGTATTCTGGTTTTATTGTCTTAGGTCGGCGTTGTAACTTGGCAACGTGCGCCCTTACGTTGTCATCGTCCTCGATGTCACACCCGTCATTTTGCCAATGTGCAAGTGTCCCCGTGCTAACGCCAATAGCCACCGAGCGAACGCGCAGCATCTCTGTGCGTCCTTCTTTCGGTCTGCCGCCGAGGTTCTTTTTCGGTTTTGCTGCCATTTTGTCAGTAGTAATTCACAGTTAATGCAAAAAAGTTGTCATAAGCACAGATCGCGATGAGACCGACAC